TCATCTTTACGTCTAAACGTATCACCGTCTATTGCTTCTGTAATGGTAGCCATGCTATCCCTCTACTGTTGTTATTGTTTTCTACTAAATCCTAAAGTATCATCCAGCTTGTTTTGTTCTCTCTGACTAGTTTTCTGTATTTCTCTCTTTAACGTCTTATCATTTTCGTTCTGTAAAATGATACTCTCGTACGTTTGTAACTTCTCAGGGGACATGTATATAGGTTGTAGGAATTTCTTACTTCTTACCCATACACCACCTTCAGGACTTACTTCTATTTTTAATGTCTTTTTCAACTCTGGGCTATCTAGACTGGTTATTATCTTACCTGCCTCGTTCTCAGTGTTTCCCATAGCTATGGCTATTTGTCCAGCCATTAGATTATTGTCAGGTGCTTCCATAGCTTTCATAAAGTTAGGGAACTTCAGTTCACTTAACCCTACTTTATCTACGTTGTATACTATATTCCCATGTACTACACGTGATTTATCCTTAATCATTGTTGTTAAATGGTCTTTAGCGAAATCGTGGTCTCCTTTACCTAGGCGTACTCCCTGTTTGTAGATGCCCATCATTTCCCCTATTTTTTCACCATTTAATGATAGACCATCTGTAACCTTATAGTATATATCTCCCACATACTGACGTGGTGTTTTACCGGAACCCGCAGGTATTACATCTGTCCAACGTGGTGCGTAGTCGTCCATATTGCCAGCGGTCTCGTCTAGTTTACGCATCTCGTCTTGTATCATATCAGACGTTTTGCCTGTTAGATGCCCATCTTTGATAGCCATATACTGCTCATAACCATCTTTGCCTAGAGTATTTATGAATTTACCTAAATCCGCACTCTCGAACTGGGCAAGTGCTGCCATAGTAGTTTGTGCTACTTCTGTTGGCTGGTGGTCTTCATTTACCATAGCACTACTTGCGAACCCATTTATGTATGCGGTTGCCATAGTACTAAGTACTTTTGAAGAGCCTTCTGTATTTGCCCAATGGCTTACTACCTGTGCTGCTACATCTGGGTTTCCTAACATGTGTTTAGGTACATCGCCTGCTGTAACTTCTTCATCCCCAATCGCTGCTGCTACTATCTTGCGTTCTATCTCTGTATGTGCCGCTGTTTCTTCTGGTTTCGTGTATGCACCTACCTCTAATAGTTTAGAAGCATCACCCTCTCCTGCTGCCACAATTCCCTTTTCGATGTCGAGTCCACGTAACATATCATCGGATTCCCCGCCTAGTATGTCTGCCATGAGGTCTTCATTCTTATCGAACTCTACTTCACGTTTGATTGCAGCTTCTACTGCTGGTGCTTCCATAGTCTGTATTGTATAACGTGCTTTTTCTACGGATAGTGCGAAAGCATCTGTACCAGAACTTCTACCTTCATGGTCTTTTAGTACTTGCATAGCTTCTGCCATAATTGCATCAACTTCTTCCGTCGTCTTTGCTTTCAGTATAGCGTTCTTGCTTTGTGCTACTGTTAGGTTTACTCGTGCTGATGCACGTGTATCATATCTCTTTATGGCTGCGTTAAGTTTCTTACCTTCTGCCTCATTGTAGTTATCAAAGAAACCGTTCTCTTTGGCCATGTTATATGCACCAATGTTACCTTGTTCTAGACTAGCTTCTACTGCTCTACCGATATCTGCTCTGTATGCTTGTTTGGTTTGGCCCTTTGGCAAGTCTTTCATACTAAAGAATGTTTGTACTTTACCTGATAACTCTGCTGCACCATCTGCATTAGTTACTTGTTGCGCTTGCATACCGAACATATCTAATTTGGTTGTTATACCATTGTAAGATACTTCTTGTGCTTGTAGCAACGAATGCCCGTAGTGCTCTTTAGCTTGTTGCTTAGATAACATCTCTGAGGCTTTTGCCCAGTTACCAGTAATTAGCTGTTGCGTCTCTGGGTCGTTCTTATACTTCTCTAGTTGAGTCTCTAGCTGGCCAGTTAAACGGTTGCCATAAGTCTCACTATCTTCTGCTGCGTATTCAGATATTCTATTAGATTGCTCTAACTGCATCTGCATAATGTTGTTGGTTACTGCACGTTGTTGTATGCCTCGCCATTCTGGGTTCTGTCCCCATATAGCTTCTGCCCAACCACCGCGCTGTTTGTCTTTGTTAATGTCGCTTATCGCTGCTGCATTACCTTGGGCGTTAGCTCCTGCCATTTCACGTCTGGCGTTTATGTTACCAGCCTTTTCCTTTAGTACTGAATGGAAAGCTTTGCCTAACGAACTACCTAAGTTTTGTGCTGCTTGTTCTGTATCTGATGCGACACGAATACTAGTAGACGTTGCAGTCCTACCCGCTGATTTAACAGTGGGTGGATTTACAAAGTTAGCATTTGCGTCACTGGTTGCCGTTCTAGCTGGCTGTCCAGTTTGTGACATTGTGTTGTCCTCTTAAATTGATAGTGTACCAGCGTCTTTCTTAGAGTCTGCTGAGAATGCTTCAGCTATCTTTAAATCATTCATCTCGAATGAAGATAGAGCGTTCATCAGGTTACCTGCTACGGATGACTTAGGTACTGCTACGTTAGATTGCATTTGCATGGTTGCGTTGTATACACCAGCTTTACTATTCTCAATTGCTTGCGCTGCTGCTTTATTACTAGCTGAGAGTGCGTGTGCTTCATTAGTTTTAGTCTGGCCTATGGTTGCCTCTACTGATGCACCTTTAGCTCCTGACAGTGCGGAAGAGACTCTTGCTGCTGCTTCTGCTTCATCCTGTTGTTGTCTGATTTTTGTATTTGACATTACTTTATCTTGCAGTACTGCGGAGATGTTTCTCTCCGAAGCATTACGTGCACGACTAGCTGCCATCTTACTAGATACAGTTTTAAAGGTTGAGTTGTAAGCTGCGGCTGTTTCTGCCGTGTCGCCTCCCAATGCTAGGTTTGCGAATACAGCGCCTTGCTGTATCGCTCCTGCGTATATAGACATCTATAGTCTCCCACTTGTTTTGTAGTATTGCCCTGCCCAAGATATACCATCTATTGTAAGTCCAAGGTAACCTTCTGTACAGAACTCTACTTTAGCTAAACTTGCATCTTGAGAGTAACTAAACTTTACGTCACCCGTGTATGCAATCTTCTCGCCTACTCTGTTGTTTGTTTGTCCTAGAATACGCCCATTGAATGTTTGGTCATCTAATGCCACAAATTCAGAATCTATCTTCATTGTTACCTCGTGGGTATCAACTACTGATAGGGTCCAGTTAGCTATACGTATCCTGTCTGATGTTATAACCAGACCATCCTGAGTTCTTCTGAAAGGACGTGTTGGTATATATCTTACTTGTGTAGGTACACCTATGTATACTTCACAAGCTGTGCCACCTGATACGTTTTCTGTTAATGTTATTGTATCTCCAACCTTTGTAAACTCTGCTTTGTGTAGCTGAAATTCACAACCTTGTCCACGCACTACTACTGTATCTGGATGATAGGTATAGTTGGTAGGTAATGTAATTGTATCGCCAGTTGTTGAAGGTAGTGTAAGCATGTAGTCTAAGAAGACTTCATCTGTTGCTACTGTTACCCTAGAATACAAGTCTACACTATAAACACATAAAGCTGAGTTTTGTTTAGTTATTACCTTCAGCGTGTTTGCTGAGAATACTAAATCTACGATATTAATATCATCTGGAAATTCCCAAGTACTCCATGAGTTTTGAGATACCTGACCAGCATTCGAGTATTGTTCATATACATATAACGTATTGTCTGTATCGGTCATCATTATTACCATGTCCGAGTTTACACTACCTACTAATCTTTTGACGTTACCTGCCATTAGACCTACTACATGTCTAGATACATTGTCCCCAAATTCCTGCTCAGTTGCTTTTCTAGTTGTATAGTTTAATACGCCACCTGACTCACCTTGTTGTATTGCTAACATAACACTATCACCCATAGGTACAGGTGCTACGCTTGTCTGACATTCGTATGAGGACACTTTAGGCATACTTACTGATTGTGGTGTTACTGCTGTATTACCATCAATCTTGAACTGCCCATTGGGTGATATTAAAAGTAAATCTCTATTGTGTGAGCTTATACGTTCTATATTCTGAGTATCTACAGCACTTGAACCTATCCCCACTGGGTCGGTTACTAGTAACTTAATCGCAGACGCTTTGAACCAATTCTCATAGTCATCAGTCTCAGACATGAATACCATACCTGCACTTAGGAATACTATTCTGTTTTGGAAGTGACCTAAATCTAAAATCTTACTATCTAAGAACTCTGGTGTTGGGCATGATTCGTCATCACCTGTACGTCTCTCTTTCCAAGTACCTTGACCTATTGTGAATAGACCTGTATCTGTATCGTAAACTACTGTGTGTGGTAGTGTTGATGCGTCTAAGTCATGTGCTTGTACTGGTGAACGTGCTTCTGCCCATACTACTTCCTCTAGATATGGTAATGCCGTTAATGTTGTTGAGAGTCTACCTGTACGTTCTGCTTGTAGATAGTATGTTCCTTTATCGCTTACTGGATTAGGTTTGATGGTTATCAATGTCCCATGTACTCCAAACAAAGGTAAGCCTTCTATATTCTCAACTGTCTCACCGAATACTACAGAACTACGGTCACCTTGACCTGTTACAATGTAGACATCTACAAACACATCATCTGTTTTATGATATATTGCCACTGTCGAACCAAACGCTATTGCTGTCTTTGTAGTATAAAATGCTGGACTTAACATCAAAGCTGCTGCTAGACCTGTCGCTACTGCACCAGTTGCACGTGCTTTATCTGCTGTGTCGTAGTCTGGGTCGGTTGTACCTAAGTCTGGTACGGAGTAGGTTATCTGTAATGCGGGTGAATCCGCTGGGCTACCAATACCTACGATAATACTCTCACCGTAGTTAAGTGCTGACGTGATGTTTATATGTGTAATTTTCTCTATTGCATCTAAAGATGTTCCACGACGTGTAATAACTTTCTTGTTTAGTATGTAGGTAGTATCTTCTATAGTTTTCATAGCTATATCACCATACTGTACGTAGGGTGTCAGATTTACTTCTGTTACTAGTACATTATCCTTAAATGCGGAAACGCGTCCAGTACTCTGGTTTGCCACTATACTAAATAATTTACCATCTTTCTTATACTCGTGATATATTAGTTGGTCGGTTGAATTTACTTCCATCAGACTATCACTGAATACTAGTGGTGGTCTACGTGTTAACTTTTGTACTGGGTCAGAACGTAGATTTAACTGTTTCTCTGCATGACCATCTGCCCTATTTCTTGGTGATAATGTACTTATCCCATGTATAGGTGTTTTAAATGTTCCTTCTATCCTCATGACCTGCCCCTAGCTATAGCTGTTTGGACGAAGATTAACTTGACTGTGATAAGGTGTTTGTCCAGAACGTGCTCTACTTACTCTACTGTTATGGAACACATTTACCTTTATCGATTCTAAATCTTCCTCGTCTACATCAATTTTAGATATTCCTGCTAGTCTCTGATACTTCTCTTCTTTTGCAGGGTCTTCAATCTCATCACTGATGAACTGAGAACAAGCTAAGTAAGCTGCGTACTCTTGTATACTAGCTGGCAACTCTGCCCACTCTAGGCTACGTACTGTCTTTAATGCTGTTACACTAGCACCAATATTAAATGTCTGTGTTTGCGAGTTATATACTTTTCTGCCACGTTTAACAAACTGTGCGTCTGACGCTATAAATCTCGTAACTTCTTTTGGTATTCTAACTTCGCCAAGAACATCGGCTTGGAATACTACGTTGTAGTCGGTGTTGAACCACCAACCTGTTTTCTGTACACTTTTACGTAACCTGTTTATACAAGCTCGTGCATTGGCCATGTCTGGGTGAGCAACATCTAAGTTGTTAACCGGACTTGAGCCTATTGCTCGTAAAAGCATTTGTACTGCTTCTAATTCATCCATACTATTTCCTTTGCAAAGAAAACAGATATATGAACCTAATTGTTCATATACCTAAGTGTTAAAAATACCACTTATTGAAGCCCCTCATGGAAGGGCTTCTAAAGTTGTACTAAGCTACTGTTGAGCTAAAGATACCTGCCGCCATTTCTGCGCGGTTAGGAGTTACTGCGAAGCTCAAGTAAGAATCGATAAACCACTGCATTTCTTTCTTATCGAAATAAACATCAGAGGTCAAAGGAATGGTCTCACCAGCAAGCAATGCTTTAGGCATTAACAAGCATACAACACATTTCTGGTCGTTGGCAGAAACGTCATAAGCGTTACCGTTACCAGCGTTAGAAAGGAAGTGAGTTACACCAACATCACTA